TCTATATCAGAGTTACTTTGATCAGCAAGGTTAAGAAGGTATTCTTGATCGGAATAGATATGTTTTCTATTACCATTATCATCATACTCTATTGAAAATTTATGAGCAGCAAGAGCAGTTATCTTTTCTATCCAACTCATAAATTTATCTACCTCTGATATATCTCTGTTGCGTACAAAGTATCTAACATCGGTAATCCTTCCACCTCCATTTACCTGACGATTAAAAGCACCATCAACAATCCTATACAAAATAGGATTAAATTCAGATGCCTTAGACCAAGTATAAAGTTGATAAAGTTTATTCACCTTTCTTCAAAAGTTAATTTTCTAACTTTTCTTTTGCGTCTCTCCTCTTGATATTGTAGATCCTCTTCTGAAAAAAGGGATTGTTTTTTTACTTTCTTATTGTTTTGTAACAATACAACAAGATCCATATTGTTTGCAGATATAACATTTTCATTTATAGTTGTCATATTACTACAACCACAACAAATAATCTTACTTGACTGTCCTTGCAACTCCTTTCCACAAGCAGTGCATCTTACTCTAATCATTGTTCTATGAAATAATCTTTTCTATAGTAACGTCCTAAAATATTACTATTATAAAACTTTGGAGACCCATCTTCTAGAGTCTCTTGTAATACATTATTTAAAAATAATTGTTTAGTCTCTTCGTAGTTTACTTTTCCAAGGGACTCATGGAGGGAGAGGATTTCTCTCTTGAAGTTTTCTCTACCAAATTGTTTAACATCGGCTTTAAGTTCTGGAGAACTTCCGTAGTATTTTTTCCAGTCACTCTCAGACGTAACTCTCCGTTTACTTGTGCCATTTCTAGGCTTTCGTTTTTGTACGAAGTATTTTCTACCGATGTATTGCTTCCCAGTTTGTAAATTTGTAATCCTGTAGACAAAACCGAAGAAGCTGTTAATGTCGTCAGAAGAAAAAGTTGAACCCTGATAGGTCCAGGCGTTCTCGTAACTTCCCTGATCAGTTTCTGCCACTGTTTCATAATCTAATCCTCACTATTATTTATGTCCTTATTTAGATGCCACCATCCTTATATTTTTTTATACTTTCTTCCCATTCACTCATAGAAGATTGTAACTGACCAGTATTTTCATCTGGATAATCTACCTTTATACCTTTGATCCTTCTCCATTCATTATGCATTGCACCTAATATCCATGAAGATGAAAGTGAATCAGGACCTTTCTCTAATAACTCAACCTGTCTTTTAGTTAATTGTCTGCCTTTAATATCAATGTATTCAGACCTCCAATTACTATCATCGTAATCTTTTATCATAATTTAAAACCTGCAAAGGTATCTTTCTTTACATCTTGTTTGATACTACCTACCATGTAACTCTCAACCTCTGTCTCCTGTGGTGCAACTTGCATACCTTTAGAAGATAACCAGTGTGCTGTCCAAGGTAGTGGATTGTTTGCCATAGGTGTATCAAATACAGGTTTGAATCCTATTGATTTTAACCTACGATTAGCAGTCCACTCAACATAATTATGTAAGAGTTTATCATTTAATCCAATAATAGATCCATCTTTGAATAGATAGTTCGCCCAATCTTTTTCTTCTTCTACACAATCAGTAAACATTTTATATACATTCTCCTTTTCTTCTTCAATAATTTCTAACATATCTGGGTCGTCACCCTTCTTCCAGTTATTAAGAATATTCTGTGTAACTGTCATGTGTTGTGACTCGTCCCTCGCAATAAGAGATATGATTTTAGCAGATCCTTCCAAAAGTTTAAGTTCACCAAAAGCAAAGGAACAAGCGAAGGACACGTAGAATCTGACTCCTTCAAGGATGTAGACATTAGCAACTGCCCTATAAAGTTTTCTTTTTAAATCTCTAAGTGTCCATTCAGATGTTGGAGAATCTCTCCAACCTTCTTTCCACATGTTACTTTGATCATACTCATGTGCATAATTAATAAAATCATCGTATGCTTTTGTAACTGACTCTGCACGAGCAAGTATCTTATCATCATCAAGAATCTTATCAAAAACCTCTGATGGATCAGGATATACATTCTTAATAATGTGTGTATATGATCTACTATGAATCATCTCCATAGTCTGCCATATATTCATACAACCTTCTAGTTCTGGTAAAGAACAGTATGGTGCGAATGCCATACCAGGTGCTCTACCTTGCACAGAATCAAGTAAAATCTGATACTTTAAATTAGAAGTAAAGATATGTTTTTGTGCATTGTTTAACTGTGGATAGTCTCCTCTATCTTTTTGTAAAGATACTTCTTCTGGTCTCCAGAAAAAACCTAATTGTGTTTGTGTCAATCTATCAAAGATAGGATACTTAAACTTATCATATCTTTGTACTCCTAATGGAGGACCAAAAAACATTTTTCCTTTAGTAGTATCAACAGCGTTTGTGTTGAATACTGTCATACCTTCTGGGTCTTTAGATAGCACAGCTGTCACAAGCTTCCTCCTCGTTTGCAAATATGTCGTCTAGTAGATTGGATATCGCTTTGTTATTATCTTCTGGTACATCATCCTTCCAACCAATAGGATGTGCAGGTTCGTCTATGTCAGACTTGGTATCATATGTATTCTGATAGTAAGATGTTTTCCAACCATACTTAAAGGTTGTTAATAGATCTTGTGCCATCACTGATGTAGGAACTTCAGAGTTCTCATATTGAAGTGGATTGTAAGACCAGTTACCAGAGATTGCTTGGTCAAAGAATTTCTGCATCACAGCAACGATGTTTATATATCCAGTATTACCAGGCATATCCCAGAGCAACGTATAGTTATTTTTAAGTGTTGCATACTGTGGTACAACTTGTTTAAGAGGTCCTTTCTTAGACTTCTTTGTTGAGATAAGATCTCTTGGTGGTTCAATACCATTAGTAGCATTTGAAACAACTGAAGAAGACTCTGATGGCATCTGTGCAGACAATGTGCTATGTCTGAGTCCATACTCTAGTATGTCTTCTCTCAATTCCTCCCAATCATAGTTCAACTTGTTTGGTACAAGTTCATCTACATCTTTTTTGTAAGTATCAATAGGTAAAATACCGTCAGAATATTTAGTTGAATCAAAATATCCACATGGTCCTTTTTCTTGTGCCAATTTGTTAGATGATTTAAGTAGATAGTATTGAAATGCTTCTGCTAGATCATGTGTCAATTGCCATGCTTTAGGATCTTCATACTTAACACCTTGCTTTGCAAGATAGTGTGCAAGACCAATGAATCCTACACCTATAGAACGTCTTGAGAGGGTGCTAAGACGTGCTGCATCCACTGGATAACCTTGATAGTCAATCAACTCGTCTAAGGCACGTACAGTGAGGTCACAGAGTTCTTCTAGTTCATCAAGGTTTCGTAGTTTCCCTACATTAATAGCAGATAAAATACACAATGCAATCTCACCTTCACCATCTATGTGTTGAATAGGATCTGTTGGAAGTGTGATCTCCTGACAGAGATTACTCATGTTAACCTTGTCCTTAAATGAGGAGTGCTCATTACAATGATCAATATTCATGATGTAAATACGACCTGTCTCTGCTCTCTCCTTAAGCAAGTCTAGAATAAGTTCTTGAGCTCCAATAGTTTTCTTTGGAATAGACTCATCAGATTCATAAAGTGTATAGAGATCATCAAACTTGTCAGTGCCAAAAGCATCGTACAAACCTGGTGTATCGTGAGGTGAGAATAAGGTGATGTCTCCATTACTGATAAACCTTTCGTAAAATAGTTTTGAAATCTGTATACTATAATCTAATTTTCTTACTCTATTATCCTCTGTACCTTTATTGTTCTTTAGTACAATTATATCTTCTATTTCTTGATGCCAGATGGGGAAGTGGACAGTCGCTGATCCACCTCTAATGCCATTTTGAGTGCAGCATCTGACAGTGCTTTCAAACTTTTTGAGGAACGGTATAACACCTGTGTGCTGTACTTCTCCGTCTCTGATTTTAGCGTTGATCCCACGGATTCTACCTGCGTTGATACCGATACCAGCCCTTTGAGCAACGTAGTAACCAATAGCCATGTCACTGCTGAAGATGCTATTGAGGGTGTCATCAACATCAACAAGAACACAGCTAGCAAATTGTCGTAGAGGTGTCCTAACTCCCGCCATGATGGGGGTCGGAATGTTGATCTTGTGTTTGGAAATGGCATCGTAGTATCTCTTTATGTAATCTAATCTGTTTTCTGTATAGTTTTGGAATAATGTGACAGCAATCATTATGTACATGTATTGTGGTGTCTCATAGACATCACCAGAACTTCTGTCCTGTACAAGATATTTGTCAACGACCTGTCTGAGTCCTGCATAGGTAAACAGCATGTCTCTATCATGATCTATCCATGATTCAATCTCG